CCAGCATTTTCCTAACTATCGCCAACGCTTAACGAGCATACTCGTCTTGCGTTTCGTGTACTGACGGACTGAGAAAGGTGAAATGGGATCAAATTCCCTTAGATCACTTTTCTTAGTGTTACTTATTGGAATGAGTGGTGGTTTTGCAGCCTCGGTGAAGAACCGAAGTAGCATCAGCCAGCCAGGCATTTCATGAGTGATAAGTCTTGACTTGGAGACGTAAACGCGATACTCGAACTTTTGCAAGTTCGGGTTCCATCTACGTCTCTTCGGCAAGCTAGCCTCAGGTACTGATCGCAACGAAGGACATGTCAGAGACATATCGTCCGACGGAACCTCTCTGTAAACAGAGAGGATTTTGCTCACGATATGATCGTAAGTGTGATAGTACTTCTTATCGTACAACTGGTTCGCATAAGCGATCCAGCTACAATAAGACTCCGGGGAGGGTGAATCTGTCCAGACAGTCCGAAAACGGACTGGTGTGACGTTGACGCCTGCGAAGGCGTCCATGCCACATGACTCTCTAAAGAGTCCACTGGTGCAGCTCTTGTCTTGGTTGATTTTCAACCCAAAAGACTCGAGGATGCTCATTGCGTTCGCGGCGAAAGCCGTGGGGACAATGACATCATCACCGTACACTAAGATACTCTCGCGAGTATCTGCGTCGGGAGAACCGGCGGTGAGAAGGGCCCATACAGAGAGTGCGAGCACAGGAAAGCAGAGACTGCTTCCCATGGGCGCGTACTTCTTTAAGGGCAATACCTTACCGTTCGGTAACTCCGTAGATGTGCTTCTGCATGCTTCCAAGTACACACGGATGTGTTCAGGGAAGAGCAGGCGTACAAGACTAAGGGAGATGCGATCACTAGCCTCGTTGAGGTCTAGTGTAGCATACCGTCCCGTCTTGGAGCCTAACCAGGCTCCTCGACGATTCGGCTCTTGGTCCGTGAAGAAAACATTAAACTTTGTCAGTTTAATGCTCTCAACATGCTCGACGAGCTTCCGTGCTAATCCCTGCTGAATCCATTGAAAATCAACGGGTTCACATGAGATTAGTCGGGGGCCACGCGAGTCCTTAGGCACGAGACAAACTCGTGCCGGTAGGTCTCGATCAGACATGTGGGTTATCCCATGCATGTCATCACAGACGTGTCCTAGTGATGCGTAATAGTACTCATCAAGAGGGTATAGTTCCGTGATACGCGAAGAGACATTAGTAAACTCAAACTTGGCCCAAAGCTGCTGCCGGGTGGCAACGGCTCCAGGTCCATGTCTGGGAATAATGTCTCTGGGATTAAAGAAGGCGAATACTCTCGATAAGAGTATCCGTGCTTCTCGTGTTACTTCCACCATCGAAGAACTCTTAGGAGTTCTGCGGCGGCTAGAAGTAATGGCGGCAACTTCGCTAGACAGCGAGTCCAG